GTCTGCATTCCAACACCAAGAAGAGGTAATATACCAATAGGAAGTAATTTTGCGGGATTGACGTAATGGCAGCCGTAAAGGACTTAAAATCCTTTGGTAGAAATACCGTGGGGGTTCGACTCCCTCATCCCGCACTAAAATCTCATAAATTTACTAAAAATAGACGTTAACGTCCAATATTAATATCTAATTCTTCAGGCCAAAATACAGGTTTACCATAAGAACCACGTTCATATGCTTGAGTTCCCATTCCAGAACCAACCGCTAATCCTCCTAATATAAAAGAAGCTATATCAGGATTGTACTTAGCAATATTAGCTAAATCATCAGCATACATAGGAAGGACAGCTTGTAAAGCTCTATCAGTTACATGAAATGGAGCAGATTTCTGAACATTAGCTAAATCCCAAGCAATTTTAATAGTTGGATGTAATCTATTAACTCCAAATTGTAATGCTTGAGCAGCTCTAGTTTCTGGCTTAAATCCTTCTCCAAAAGGAGTAAACTTACCTGTAGTAGTAGAAGTAATTCCACCACCTCCCATAGATTCCGGTAAATCACGTGCTCCCAATACTAAATACTGTTGTAGTCCTCCTGGTGGGTCAATTCTCATATTACCTATCTTAATCTTCCCAAAATCGGCTGATGTAGCATCTTTAGATACTTGTGCCCCACCAAATTCAGCTAATTGACCCATACTCCACCACAAGGAAACTTGGCGAATCATTGCAGCTAGATACTCTCTTCTAATCTGTGGTGGTGCCATTATATAAGTAGATGGATTAAGCATTCTTGTATGGGATGAAATCATACGTGGGCTAAAGAACGTATTTGATAATAATCTAGCACTATTTTCTAAATTAACTTCATGCTTGCCAACTTCAACTCCTAATCTTCCTCTTCCTAAAGAAGTATTAATAAAATCAGCTATTTTCTTTCCAGCCGTTAAATCTGTTAGTGGATTAGGAGTTACGTCTTTACTAAATAGATTACCAGTTATCCCACCTAATTTACCTGCTTTATTTAACTTAACGGCTGTATCAACCATTGACTCTAACTTAGTATCGGAAACATGATTTATGAAAGCATTATAAGCTCTATTACTACCAGCTATATATCGTCCATAAATAGGGATTCTCTCAGCTAGTTGCCCTCTAATAGCCTCATCTCTTCTACTATACCTACCAAGACTTCCTCTTCTTAATCCTACTTGTTCAGCATATGATGGTCCAGTCATTTTATTAGTAATTGGGTCTAATGTTGGCTTAAATAATGGTTTTTGTAATCTTAGAGTCTCTTGCAAATCTGCTGTAGCTTTGCTACCAAATGCTTGAGCTGATTTAGCCCACGCTTTGAACCATTCTTTAGTTCCTGCATATTTACCTGCTTGTCTAAATGCAGCAGATGTCATAAATGGTGGGTCTACAGACATTAATCCACGAGTTACATCGTACCACTGTTGCAATTTACCTGGTTCCTTTTCTATTTGTTGTTGAATTTTTGGAGGTATTGGAGGTTCTCCTTGTAATTTAGCAGTAGGAATTTTTCCTTTGGCTATCCTTTCCTGCATAGCTCTTTTCATATTTATAGCTTTTTGTGGGTCTGTCTTCCAATTTAATGGTACTTGTGATTCTATTCTTTCAGAGGCAGGAGGAAATGCCTGACCATATTGTTTGAAGTTAGCCGCTATTTCTGCCGCTGTGTAATGAGGCTTAGTAAGTGGAACCCCTTGTGGAGTCTTTATTGAAACTCCTTCTGGAACAGCCCAGTTTATTTGACCATGTTCTAGGTAACGAATAGAGTCAAATGGAATAGGATTTTTAGTTCTACTTAGTATATCCTGAATAAATTCATTAGATGGGTTTCCAATTAATTCTGGAAAAGTTTTTTGCAATTCTGCCAATTGATGACTGGGAATTGGCTTAGTTAAATCTAATATATTTTTTGCACCAATTTTAGCAGCAATAGTATTTGGCCTATTTACATAGCCTTCAATGTAACGTTTCATTCCAGATGGAGTTTCACCAAGCGAATATAACTGAGAATACTCAGGATTTTCAGTAAATCTAGTCATATTTGGAAATAGGCCATACGGTTTATTTTGCTTAGTACTAAATGTATCAAATACATCTCGTGTTCCATGATAAACAGTAGGAGAGCCTATAGCAATATCCTCTTTCACCAATAACTTTGGTTGTTTTCCTTTAGCCCATTTCTCAACAGCGGCCAGGTTAGATAAATCTCTAGATTCTATCTGTTTAGCTATGCTAGGAAGTCTGCTTCTTAGTAATGTAGTTCCAAATCCTCCAAGCATAACTTCAGGTGGGCCAAGTATTTCTCCAGTTTGTTCTAATACACTATTAGCAAAGCCACGCCACCAAGTTTCTGCTTGCTTTGGTTTAATACCAAACATTGCTCTATCAATACGTTCTGGTGCTTCTCCTTCAGGAATTTCAATAGGATTCCACCAAGGGCCTTTGAATCCTTTCTTTTTTGTAGGAATTATCTCTTTAGCAACTTCTTGTGGCTTAATTAATTCTTGCTGAGTATCAGCAGATTGCAATTCAACTTTCTGTTCTTTAGCTATAGATTCAACTTCTTCATCAGAAGGTTGCGTATCACCCTCTAATGTAAGAGTCTTTCCATTAACTAAAGAATAATTATATTTTGGCATTATTGTATACTCAATTTATATTTACTTTTAACTGGAGCAACCACTGGTTTAACAGGTGTCTTAACAGTGGCTGGTTTAGTACCTTGAGGTTTTAATGTAATATCTTCAGTTCGCCCAAATATAATCTGATTAATTTCATTAAATTGCTCCTGTGTAGGCCCACCTCTACTTGAAGGTGGAATTACATCATAACCACCACTAAAATTAGCTTTAAGAAATTGTGACAGTTCAGGTCTAGTATTAACTAATTTACGTATAGCATTATTTTGTCTAGCTCTTTCTTGAGTAGGTGACAATTCTAATATTGGTTTTTCTGCTTGAGTCTCTCTAGCCTGACCACCAGTTGCTTCAATTTCACCTAATCTTTGCTCACCTCGCATCTTCTGTAAGCTTTCTTGCTGAGTTCCACGAGCACCAATCTGTTCCATTCCTTGAATGCCACGCATTTGCTGTAAATTAACTCCTTGTTCACCTCTAGTTCCAAGCATTTCTTTTTGTCCTAATAATCTAGCTGCTATTTGTTCTAGTGCTTGATTGCCACGAATATTCTGTAACAATTCAGGATTTTCTGCTAGCTGCTGTCTAATATCTAGACTTCCACGACCTAATTCACCTTTTTGTCTTAATTCCTGTTCTCTTAATCCTAATGTCCCTCTTTGATATTCAGATATAGAAGGTTGATAAGCATAGTTCATTGGTCTTTCTTGTTGTTCAACCTGCCTACCTTGCATTTGCCTAGCAATATTTTCTAATTGGCCTTTCTGTTGTAATTGAAGCATTTCTCTCTGAAATGCCCTTTCCCTATCTTCTTCTCTTTCCCTAAAAGGAGCCATTCTTCCAAGAATTGCAGTAATATAATCAGGACTTATTTCACCAGCATTTATATTATCACCACCAATATTATCAGGTGAAAATATATTACCCATTCTAAGTTTCTCTACGAATGAAGATGGCATTTTAGCCTCTAAATCCTCTATACATATTGAGAATCTGAGAAAGATTTCCTTGACCTTGCTGATTTCTTAGTTGGGCAGATTGTAATGCTTGATTACCAAACAATGATGCTAATGCTGGAGTAGTTCCATACAAGGAACTTTTTCCTGACAATGCTGCCAATTGTCTTTGTAAATCTTGAGATATATTAAACTTCTGTGCTTCAATTGGTGATTCAATATTATATCTTTGTGCTTCATTCATTAATTGTTGATTTGCTTGACCATATTGGCTTGCAAGTGCAGATTCTTGTCCAGCAGCAGAAGCATAAGGTGAAGCAGCAGCTAATCTATTTCCAGCAATACTCTGAGCTAATTGAGCGTTAATATCAGTAGTTCTACCACTAACTAAATCAGACATCTCACGAGCCATCTTTGCCCTTACAGCACCATAATTAGGGCTATAACCTCCTTGTAATCCACGTTGTCTATTTACATCTCTCATAGCTCCTGCATATATTGAGCGAATTGGAGAAATTCCTCGTGCTCTAATATCGGCTTTTTCTCCTTCAGAATATCCACCAGTTTGTGCTAAGCCTGCTAAATTAGAAATTGCTCCTGTTAAACTAGACGAAGGTTGATACTGATACTGAGAAGGAGTATATTGCTGTGGTTGAATTTGCTGAGATGGAGTAGATGCTAAATTCTGGTACCCTTTCATTATTGCATCATAATCCTCAGCATTTTGTTGTACACTAGCACCATATAGATTATTAGCATTCATAAATGTAGGTGATGGTGATGCAGTTCTAGATGAAATTGAACCTAGCCCAGATGGTGCCATAGAACCCATTGAACCAAATCCAGATGGAGCAATTGCACCATAGCCAACTTTTCTACGTGGGTCCATACCAACACTAATTGGCATACATCACCCTTTGCCTAAACTATCTACTAACCAAGAACGATTTCATCACCCGAAATAGCGATAACAAGAATATTATTTGTTCCTGCTGACAATGTAAGAATCTCAGCAGCTTCCATAGGTTCATACATGAAAATATCACGAACTGAATCAGTAACTCCAGCAGCAGCGGCTGGAATACTATAAGTAGCCCATAATCTAGTTCCAGCAGCATCTGCACCAATTGACAATGTAAATGTCACTGGTGAACCAGACGGATTAGACAAGTGAATTTGTCTAATAATAGTCTTGGTTAATGCTGGAACTGTGTAAACTGTAGCTGGACCAGTTGCAATCTGTGCTGGACCATAGAGACGTTTCGGAATCCTTGCCATTTTCTATTCTCCTTACTGAAACTTGTAAGTGATATTCTCAACTGCAGGATATTTATTAACAAAACTAATAAGCAGATTTCTTAATGTACGTTGACTTGAAAATTCAGATAATCTCCATTCATCAATTACATTAAATGTCATTAGCGGATTAGATGGGCTATCAAAATGAATATCTTGTTTCCAAATTCTTGTATCCACTGCAATTAATCTATAAAGAAATTTCAATGGGCTTGTGGTGATTAACTCAAATACCATCTTATCTAAATTAATAATTTTATTAACACCTTCTAAAAGAACCTGAAGCTGTCCAATATCTACAGGGTCTACAATAAGACTTGAAGGCAAAATATCCAATTTCCTATTCATTGGAAACACTCCACTATGTAACCAAGGTTTAATCCAGCACCAACAACACGAATTTCAGGAAAGTCAACATTTGGAACAGCAAACAATCTCATTTTATTTGGTTCCACATAGAAAGAACCATCTCCATTTACTACAGGGTCTACTCCATCCATTCTAACATATAGTGATGACACAGACCTATTATAAACTTGAACAGTTTGACATGGTTGGCTTAACTGAATAATATCTGTGTCTCCTATTAAAGCTAATACTGCTGTAACTGTCTTGTCTGCTATCCTAACCATGTTAACTCCTTAAAATGCTGATACCTCAGCCCAACCTATAAGTACAGTTAATATACCAGTTCCAGCGGCAGGCCATACAGTTCTATTACGAATAGCAATGCCCTCATTCTGTGCCAAAGTTATTGGATGGTCTCCATCTGCCATTGAAAAATCTAAATCCATACCATCTGTAGTTGGCTGTATAGTTTCCTCTGTCGCTGCTGCTGGATTAACACGATTACCTTTTCTTAATGATTGTGAAAAGGGAAAAGCATCAAATGTATGTGTTCCTGCTGTTAAAGCTGCTGTAGTTGAAATTCTCATATCTGTTACAAGTGATGTACCCATACTCGTTCTCATTTTAGCATTATTACCAGATGGAGTAAGTGGTGTACCACCTGCATGAGAAGCAGTATAGGCTCTTAATATAAATGCATCAAATGATGTATGGTCAGTTAAAGTTGCTGCTGTAAACGGTGTTAATGGTAGAAATCGTGTTTTTAATTTAGTAATAACTGCTAATCTAGTTGCATCACCCCATCTAAAGGCAAATACATGCCCTGCTGTTGCAGTTCCTGCTGCTAATGCAGCGGCTAATGTTCCTGTCATAGATTGAATGCGATAGTGTCCTAAAGACCCATATGTAATTGGACGTGATTCAAAATGTGCAGAACTTTGAGCTTGGGCACCTATACCCAATAATGCAGCAGATACCCCACCTTCAATTACTGCCATAGTTCACCTAAGACAATACCTGATATGAAAATTTGACATTACCTTTTATTTTACCAAGACGTCTTATACCAACAATATCAAAACTAGTTAATCTACCTATTCCTCCAATAAGAGTTCCTCCTGGGGCATCAGACTTCCCACCATTTCCACCAGATAATCCATATAGAATAGGTGTCAGCATCGGAAGAGATTGCCAATAAACTATAGCTTGTCCAGTTCCAGGTTCAGTAACACACCATAAAGGGTCCATTTCAGCTTCATCTGCTCTAGTTCCTTTACCAGTGTAAGGACCAGGAGCTTGCCATGTATTAACTTTACTAGTTGAACTTATTAACGCATCGATAATAGTAAATTTTCCCCTCCAGGTAGGAGTAGAACCTAAATCTACTTCTACTGTAGTTGCAGAACCACCACCACTTCCTGCTGGACCTTGTAGTCCCTGAATACCTTGTATACCTTGCTCACCTATATCACCATCAGCACCATCTAATCCATTATATCCTTGAATACCAGCAGCTCCTGTAGCCCCAGCACTACCAGAACTACCAGATGGGCCAATAGGACCAGGTATTAAACTATCTTCACCATCTTCGCCATCAATACCATTTATACCATTACTACCAGATATACCAGAAGGGCCAGTAGCACCAGCGGCTCCATCTCTTCCAATTACACCAGGTATTCCATCTAATCCATCTTCTCCATCAAATCCATCAAATCCAGGTTGTCCTTGAATACCTTGTATACCTCTAAATCCTTGTTGACCAGGTATCCCAACTTCTCCATCTAATCCATCTAATCCATCTATTCCTTGTAATGCCTGAGGCAAATTAGTAGTATTATTTATAATAGTTTGGTTAATAGTATTAATACTTGCATTAATTTCAGATTGTAGTTGTCTTGTAGCATCAATTAATTGATTAATTACCTGATACAAAGCAGAATTACTCTGTGACAGTCCACTTGTCAGTAATTGTGCCTTAAGGCGGTCTAAATTTATTTGATTAGGTGCCATTATCCTGGTAGTCCAGTTGCAATAGGTCTGATATATATAATTATTTTAGAAATGGTAAAAACTTCATCTATTGCATCAGTTCCAAATTCTAACTGAGCACGTTGTTCAATGAAATTTGCCAATTTAGTTGGTTCAATGTTAGTTTTACTAGTCATTACTACACTATTAAGATTTGAATTTCTTATGCTATCAAGGCTTCGTAGAGTTAAATCTAAATTACCACCACCATTAACACGCAAACGAACAGCATGAAAATGTATAGATTCACCATTGAGTCCAGAACTTTTAGCCACCTATGAAAGCCGTTCTACCGTATGGATTAGGAATTTTAACGTCAAGAGTATCTATGTCAACTGTAGTTATATTTTCATAAAATAATTGATATGGATTTACTTCCCAATCAGATTCAACTTCTAATAACCCAGCTAATCCTAGAAGTCCCTGAATACCATTGACTGTATTAAACTGATTAATTAAATCTATTTCCTCTTCATTAGTTAGCTCATCAATTACATATTCTCCAGGAATACTATTAATTACCTCAACTGTAGTTCTCTCATAAATGGTATCAGATTTCTTTCCTATTTCTAATGTATATATACCAGAACCATCAAAAAATAGAAGCTGTAATGCAGCAGTAAGTATAACAGAACCAGAGAATTGAATTCCATCACCAATTAAGGTTATAGTTAAAGGAACTGGTCCTACAAAGAATCCTAATCCACTTGGTATTAAAAATGTAATTAAATCATCAGTATGAGTATCTATAATTACAGTTTTAGTTATATTTTGAGTTCCATTATTAAAAGTAATAGTAATAGAAGATACTCCAGATAATCCACCTGCTCCAACTATACTAGGAACTATTCTTACTTCATCACCTATTCTTACAGGAGAAGGATTTTCTATAGCAAATTGTGTAGATACTATATCATATGTTCCTTCAATAAAAAGGCCATAAGTAGAACCTATCTGACCAAAACTAGGACCTGGTGAAGGAGCACCAACCGAAATAATAACTTTAAGTCCCATTCCATTAGTTTGTATGTCCAACATAGATGGTGCTGGAAAGCTGAAATTATATGCAAAAACATCAGTATTAATTGGCCCATTATTTCCGCTTGCCTGCTGTAAGAAATAATCAGCACTACCACTTTCAGTCACGAGATTAGTTAATCCCCCATTTTGTGACATTCTAATGTTAGCAGAAGTTGGTGTAAATCCAGATGGTAATGAACTAAATGCAATTGGAATAGCTGAACCATCTAAATAAATACAAGCACCAACAGATTGAAATCTTAATGTATCATTTAATGCATTAGCTCCAGTATCTGCTACACAATATGCCCCGAGAAAAAAAACTCCACCAGGATTTATATAATCAAGCATTGCTGCTAATATTGAAGCATAATCTGGAGAATACCATCCTGCAAAATCAACAGGTGGTAGAGCTGCCCCAATGAAATTTAATCCACCTGAGATTAATTGAGTTGGTCTAATAATAAATGTTCTCATTACAAATCAGCCCCAAAAATTAAATCATCAATATTAACAATTGAAATAGTATTTACACCCATTACAAAGAACCAGACATTCCACCTAATTCTCTTCTGGTCCATTCCATTAGAATAGTTACCTACTAATAGTCTTCTATCAGGAAGAATTATATACAATTCTTTCTGAATAGACGCATTAAGTATCTGAATTTTACGAGATTCATTTCTATCTTGACTTGTCCAGAAATCTTCTATTTTCCAACTTAGCTCTGGAGTGATATAGCGACCATTAAATAAGGATACACCTTGATAAGTACAAATAATAAGATAATCAACAGAAGAGGAACCAGAATCAATAACAGTAGCAATTCCATGAACAGAACAACCAAGTGCATAATCTACAATATTCATAGGCCAAGAGGAAGGTTCATCACCATTATCTACGAATGAAACAGTCTTGGCACGTTTCATTACATATAATATATCTCTTAATTCTTGACAGTTAGTAATTGGATTACCATCAGGAGGAACTACAATTAATCCATCAATCTGTGAAATAGCTTCTGGTTCACCAATTGCAGACCCTAATCCTACTGAAATATCATTAAATGCAGTAGTAAGAATTAATCTATTATGATAAAGACAAAGAGAAACTCCAGCCGGAATCTCAGAGAAATTATCTAATAAGTGTGAAGCATCATCGAGCAAATCAGCATCAAAGAATGATATGTTATTTAAGAAAACATCTGTATTATTTTCAATAATGGCATTAGGAACAAAAAAGAATTGGTATCCAGTAGGATTACCATTGTAACTAGCAATCACCTTAGTGGCTACTAAATGTCTACGAACTATAGTAGGACTACCTGATGTTGGAACTGTAGTAAAACTAACAGATGATGCTGCTACTGTAGTAAATCCAGTAATAGCACCTGGTGGAGTTAAATATCCAGTATTAGTTTCAGCTACAAATGCAAATAAATGAAAACCGGGGTCTGTATTTCCAGCCGCACCATTAGCAATGGTTAATGCACCTGATAATGGATTACCAGCGGCTTTACGTGCAGCCGTTCCATTACCTAAATATACATAAAGAAATTCATTTTGCAATCCTTTTTCAACATTCAAATCACCAACTACATATGTCTTAAATGGAGAAATATAACCTCTACCTGCATATGGTAAAAATGCGAAATCTTCCATTCCATTAAGAGTTAATAATGGACCAAATACTGTATTTTCATTTACTACATGGTATATTTCACCAAATCCAGTAATAATATTTGTTACTAAAACAATTAATGTATTACCAATAGCAGTAGGAAAATTATAAGTTCTTTTGACGTTAGATAATGGAACTACTACACTCTGATGTATTCCAATACCATCTCTAGTTCCAATAGCTGATAAACCAACAGACTTAAGATTGCGTGTATTAGTAAAATGGTCTATAGGAGTATTATCTATGTCCCCTTGCTGCCAAAGGCCATTGAAGCTATCTATAACGATTGGTTCATGGTCCCTTAATGGACTCATATTATATTAATGGAGCTAGAGACGGCTTCCTACATAGCCAATATTAATCTGACAGAATTATCAGATTAATAGCTTCCCACAGACTCTAGCCCCATTAATTCCTTTAACTAAGCAGGAACAGTCACAATGTCCGCAGCAGTATCAGTTACCCAATTTCTCCAAGCGTCTGTAGTTCCAGGTTTGTATCCTTTTGCAATAGTTACGTTAGCAGCAACATCGGGGAAAGTATTTCTAATCACTTGATTGAGCGACCCCTGAGCGGCTACCTTGACAAGGTTAACTTTATCATCTGCAGTATTAGCAGTTTGTCTAATATAGTTGTGGTCTACTAGACCTTCTTTTAGAGACATACCAATTGCATTGGTATTATCATAGAATCTATTCCTAGTGATTCTCCAACCAGTAGGAACATCAATTCCAGTACTAATTCCTTTAATTGCATGTCCAGTGAGTAACTGAAATCTACAATTATCAATCAGTACTTGGCCACATCCTCCTACATCTTCAATTCCAATACCAGATGAACCACCACCAAGGAAATAACATTCCAAGAATGTAGCATGTGAACCATCCATATCACTTGCTATTTCAGCTCGTGATAATCTAACACATGCAGAAGATGCAACTGGAGCAAATTGAATATTAGCAATTGTCCAACCTTGTTCTCTAATCTTTAGCAATGGTGTAAGAGCAACTGGTGAAGCAGGAGCTAACCAAGAAGCTCCGCCACCTGTAGGAACACCACCATCGGTAGCTTGTCTTGGCCTATTAGCGGCTCCCATAATAGTTACATCAAATACATCCTGTGGTGTAACTGCCTGTTCTTTTAATACACCAGACAAATAAAATAAATCTCTACTCTTCAAATTCTGTGCTAAATCAGCAAATGTAAGAAATGAACCTCGTGGTCCACCACCTTGAGGAAATAAATACCAAACATTGTTAATAACACCAAAATCTGATAAAATTACCCTTCTATTTTCTTGTCTGTTTTCACGCCAATAACCTTGCATAGTCATTCTATCCTCCAGTCACCAGTGACCAGTCCTTATTCGGAATTGAATAAGAACCAGAGGCTTACCATTGTCTACGTGCCTTAAATGAGGCCATGAAAGGTCTACGACGTGTAGTAATTGCTTGTTTACCTTTTACATTAATTCCTAATGCCCTATCTAATGCCATAGTTGCATCTACATTTAGAGAATCAGCCCTTGTTTTATTTTCACCAATAAACTCAGCACAAAGAGCACCAGTTCTATATCCTAAATAAGACTTAATTCCTTTAATTGGAATGTCAATTTCTATTTGAGTCATTAACAATGGAGTAAGAAATAAAGTTCTAATATAATCTAACTTCAAGTCTTTCGGTGTGACACATGGTAGCAATCTAATTTCATTGCCAATCCACGACCATATACCAAAACTACTTCTATCAGTTCCTTCCAAATTATGTGGAATGAAATCTTTCTTAGCCATAGGAATGAATGTAGAAGTTCCATCATCACTTTCCCATAACTGTCTAATTTCTATTAAATCAGGTGGAAGAGTTGGTAAAGTTCCAATATAAGCTATTCTAGTAGCAGCTATTGGAACGTCAAGAACTCCAGAAACAACATCTGTTACTGGTATATTATTAAGTTCATATAACTCTTGCAATTCATCAAGAGCCATATTTAGATATGGTAAACATGCTGCATCTGTATACAGTTGTTGCGCTGTATCATTTTGTAGGCTAGCAACCATATCAATTATCTCAGATGGCTTTGACACTATTTATTATCTTTCTCTTCCATAATAATTTCTATATTTGATTTGTTAGAATTATTTAGCCACTCTACTAAGATTCTCTCATACCTCTCATTTAAGCTAGATAGGATTTTTATTAAATCGTAAGCCTCTTTTACAGTAGTAAACTTATCAGTAGGAATAGCTAATTCACTTTCGATTAAGATATTAGTTTCATCTATTATCTTTTTTAGCTTTCCTAAAACGTAAGAAGATTGTATTAACATATAATTCTATTGCGCAAATGTCAGATTGAGTTCTTTAGCCTTGACAGGGTCAGCAATTGCTTTGCAGGTTTGGCAAACTGGGAATGATGGATTCCTCAATGCACCACACGCAACACAACGAACCAAATCAATACTTTGGAAATCCTTTAACCACTCTTTATTATGTAAATCTAATTCTTTTGCAGCTAATCTCATATCATCAGAAATACTTAATGGATTACCATTAGTGCGGCTCCAAAGAACATCACCAATCTTAACTAATGCAAAAAACCAATTTCTTTGTTTCGTATATGCAACATCTAATAAATGTTTGAATCCGCCAAGATTTGAAAGTTTCTTTACTGTTTCTACTGAATGTTCACCAGGAACATAAAACAATCCTGGCATACAATCACCCATATTGCAAGCCAATAAGCCATTTGCATAATCTCGTACAATACTATCCGCAATCTGAATAGATGATTGTGGAATTTCTAAAAGCGGCTGAGAATCATCTAATTCTTTCCACCAAGAACTAGGTCCAACAATCAGAACTGAAGGCTTTTCATAAGTTCCACCTTTAATATCAAATACTCCAGGCTGAATGGTACATTTCTCTTCATGAATATCTTTTGGATAAATACTTATAATTGTACATTTATCCAAAGGATTAGAAGGAGCACGAACAGTTTGCCGATTTAAAAACTGAAATGGGTTCTGCATTGCTAGTTTCCTTTTGTCTTTGTAGCATTTTCAGAATTGGGTAATGCTATTGGACCCGTATATCCTACACCTTCTCTGTAAGCTAGTGCATCCCCTACTGCTGACTCATTACCAAATAATGCAGTTTCCATATCCAATATCTCTTTCTTTTTAACATCTAATGCAGTCTTTGGGTCTGAATATGGGTCTTTATATCTTACACCTTTATATCCTTGTGCATCATGCACAGATTTAATAATTAATTGAATAACATCCCAACGGGGGGGCAGGGCATTTCCATGTTTATCTTCAAACACCCAAACAGGTTCATATGACAAGTCGCTAGAAGGTAACTCAACCATGTTATCAACTGGAACAGCCGTCAATCTCTCTAATATGTACTTATTCTGAATCCACTGTTTATACTTTGGTAATGTTCTAACTTCAGGATAAATGAGTTCAAAACCTTCATCTGTGTAATTAGTAAGACGCTTTTCATATTCATCTTCTGACCAAGAAATACGCCAGTATGGCCTTAAATCGTCCAATTTACCATAGTCTTCTTGAAGTCTACGATTAATTGTCTCAACTAATTCCATACTGGAGTATTCTCCTTCTTACGTTACTGCCTCTCGCCAATACTTTGCAGTAGTTGGGTCATAATGCAAACTAAAGGCTTGGTTTTGAATTGGTGTGTATGCTGTCTTGATGTTTCCAGTCGTAGCTAGAGCGGCTGGAGCAACATCAGTAAAGATAAACACCAATTCATGGTAGCCTGTAACTGGAGCAGTAATAGTAGCTACTGCTACTGTTCCTGTTACAAACGTCAGACGAGTAGTAGGAGCAATAGTAGCAGCCGATGCCATAGTAACAGGACTCGGCTGCTTATCACTCTGGACATCGCTGAATTGCTGAAAATTAAGGTCAGACATTGTATTTCATCCTTCCTTAATATCCTGCTGGAACCTGAAGGTTGTCAATATATGACGTACCAGCAGGATTTCCAACAAAGGTTTGCATTCCACACACCATGTAGAAGATGTCTGCCGTTGTGACACCTCCTGATGCACCACGAATCTCGAAGATTTTCCTTCCATCAGTTGTATAGAAACCAACAGGAAGGATTTCTCCTCTTCCCCATAGTTCATCTATAACAAAGTCGATTCTCTTCTGATTCCAATTGTAACTGGGCATTACAGGTGCGCCAGCCAATTGCATGTTGTCACCAAAGTAAAGATTCAGATTCTCTTCTTTGGCTGCTTTCTGAATAATAGAAACAAACTGACCAATTTCTTCATATGCTTGCATCTGAGCTGGATGCAACCATGCCTTCGGCTTGAAACTATTATCAATTCCAACACGATTACCAATCTTATTCATTGCCAATCGTGGAAGTGGCAACGTCAACATTGAAGCGTTACCATTAACACGATTGGAACGAATTTCAGGTGTCGTGCTTCGTGAGAACCCCAGCCAAGTTCCAGAACTAGCATTTGAGTGATGATATGGCACACCAAACAATGCAGGTAGAGAAGCAGGGCTGCTAATGCCGTCAGTAACAACTTTATCAGTTGCTACTACACCAGCAACCTGTGGAGTTATGTTGATGGTCTTATTCTCCACATCCCAGAATGTAACTACTCCCTTTCCTCTATTCGTAGCAAGAGTAGTATCAAAGATTTGAACTGTCTGACCAAATCGCATCAGACGAGCGCCAAATCCATCTGTGGTTAGAGTAATAACGTTTGAACCACCAGCCGGTGTATCGGTAGTAACTGTACCAATAACACCATCACCAGCCTGCATCATTTGTGCGTCCAATTGGCGACGCAATTCATCTAATGCAGTAGCCGTTAATCTGCGGACAGAATTAACGATTGCCTTACGATTATCGTCAGTAGCCCATTGAGTTAGCTTAGTAAACTCAATATTCTCACTAACGAATACAGCAGTAAGAACAGCCTTATCAAAGGTTGGTCCACCACCACGTCCCAAATCGCCACCATCAGGATTGAAATACTGGAAGCTACCCCCAGGTCTCAATTCTAATGGAATGCGCATCTGCCTATTAGAAATCTTTTCAACATCACGCTTCTTGATGTTGGCATAGAATTTGTCGTCTCGTTCAAAGACTAAACGAATCCTAGGCAGAACTCTTTCAAGCTCTAAAGCCTGAACTTGAGATTCTGTTACAGCCATGTTAACTCCAAATCAATCTCACACCAATAATTTCTGCACTCACTGTAAGTACAAAAGTACTAGTAGGAGAATTCAATGCTATTGTTGTTGAGTGTGTCTTATGTAAGACTACCCCAGTATCTCCAGTTACTCCCTTAAGAGTAATAGTAGCTGTATTACTCGTTGGAGGAATAATTGTGCAGGCTACAGGAGTACTTCCCCCAGTTGGAGGTGTTATAGTATTAGCACCAATTACTAAAGTAACTATATCTATTTTACCAGGGCTAAGTGCATTATTAGCTTCATTTGCCGGCACTACGGCAGAAACATCCCCAGTAAATGATATAGATATAGTTCTAATAGAAGTGGTTGCCATACTAGTCCTGCATGAGAAAGTCTCTGTTACTCATTCCCTTTGGTATTTCATCTTTTTTACTAGAACGATTGGTAGTAGATGCTCTACCAGGAGTTACTGTTCCACGATTTGGCTGTTCTCCTTCATCATCATCTGTCTTTCTTTTGCCTAAGCCCTTCAAGGCATCATTACGGGCTTTCTGAATTACAGATGGTAGCAAAGTTTTAGCCTTCGAGAGATATGCTGAACGAATAGTCTTTATTGATGATTCAGTGAATCTAGTCTGAAACGCTTTTTCCCAAAGCTTATCTAAAGTCTTCACAAAATTTTTATCTTGATGAATCAAACTATCCAAATTGTCAAGAGCATCTCGTGTTGCATTCTTCTTGACATAATCAGTCATTGAACTCTTCGGGTCAATATGACCATCGATAGTAGATTTCAATACATTATTAATCTTCACATTCAAATCGTCACGTTTAGATTCAAATGCCTCTTTCATGAATTGGGCACGTTCTTGCTGAATCTCAGTTCTTTGCTTATCACCCTCAGTGTCTTGAGTGCTTAAATTCTTTGGCTCAGTAAATTTGCTAGTTCCAAAAACAAACTGGTTAAGTATTTGAGCCGCTTCCTGCAAAGCCTCATTCTGAGAAGTTTTAGCTTCCTGAACCATGTTTATAATCGTATGTTTCATTACATTTCCAATGACATGAAGATAAGCCTGTTGGTCTGCTTTAGCTAGTGCAGGCAAATAATTGTCCACTATCTTGCTAAATGCCTTCTCATTCTTCTTAGCAGCACTAAGAACATTTCCAATATCACCACTTGCTAAATCTCTATCAAATGAATCTAATATTTCAGCCTTATCAACGGCTTCTTTAGCATCATCAATAGTAGGCAAAAGTTCAGTATATTGTTTACTCTTAAAAAGAGCAGTCTCAAGAAATGGAAAATCTTTGAATACAGTAGGATACTTTTTAAGAATCTCTTGCCTTCTAGGAGGAATAACTAAATCAACTTTATCATCTACTTCTTCATCTTCATCTTTTAGTTTAATTTCATCATCTTCTTTATCTTCCTCTTCTTCATCTTCTGCTTCCTCTTTTTCTTTTTCTTTAGCTTCTTTTTCTACCTTTTCTTCTTTCTCTACTTTTTCATCCTTGTCATCTTTAACTTCTTCTTCATCTTCAACAGAAAGCAAATCTACAATATCTTCTTTTGATAAATCATTTGTACCACCGGGGCCTCTAGTTTCTGGCTTACTAGAATCAAGTAGAGAATTGAGCGACATTAGAACCTCTTTGTGCTGCTTGTTTTGGCTTTGGTTTCTTCTCTTCCTCATTGCTAGCAACAGGAGCTTGAGGGGCCATCATCATAAGTTGTTGCATATGCATTTGCATGTGTAATAATACATTCTTATAACCCATTGGATTTTCAAGTTTTGCTAAACGACCAGCATCAGATACAGCCCAAATTTTACAGATTTCAGCCTCTATCTGATGATTATCTACTAATGGGTCAATTTCAACAGATGATATTTCTTGCTGTATTGGTTCTCCCATTGCTGCTAATTCAGGATTAAATTCCGGATTGGGCATTGGCTCAGAATTTAGTAAGATTTTAATTTCCTCATACTGTTTCTCTCTATCAGCCTCACCTGGAATAACAAACTGAGATAAGCCCAAAGCTTGAGCAATCTGTAAACGATTTTCAGGAGAATTAATAGTTTCCATAATTACTGGATTACCAGCTTCTAATAATTTCATAATAATATCTCTTTGTTGACTCCACATTGTAGGTAGTTGTTCACTAGCTTCTAATTCAATATCTCCCAGTTTACCTTGAAGTTCAGCTTTACGAATAAATACATTAAAATAATTCCCCATTTTATCTTTTTTAGTAAATCGCTCATCTTCTTGAACATTCTTAATGAATGATGGAATTACTTTTCCATATATTTGTCTCCACCAAGCCGTTAACATCTTCCAAGGTGTCTGAAGCCTCTGAAGTGCTTGAGCACGAGACATTGAATATTCACTGGCTGTTCTTGAACCCTCTAGCTGACCACCAAATAAGCTAGGTGTAGCACCAGAAACTAATTGTCCCATCTCTTGAATCTTCTGCCCAAATGGCAAAATTTCGCCAGAGAGAGTAGCAGTTTTCATTTCATAAAAACCCTCACCAATATTCTTTCCAGTTGCTTGTTTAGTTGGAAAAATATCTCCGGGTCTAACTTCTGCTTGCTTATAAGCATTAAAATCTAACACAGCAGGGTCAGCAAATGTTTGGCCAATACCATGCTCAATAGTCTGAAGAACTAATGAGATAATTTCCTGAGTAATATCTTGAACTGATACGAGCAATAGGCCAAGAGGGTCATGCTGCAAATAATCAGAAAGAGGATTATGAGTAAGGGTCCAACAATCATCCAAAGCTTCATTTTCTGCTTCAGCAAAGCATTCATTTACCTTAACATACTTACAACCATTAGGAAATTTCCTTTTTAATTTTTCTGCTTCTTCCTCTTGAAGAACATTAAAAGCGGCTGGCCTAAACCAATAATTATTGACAGTAACATTATTTATTGGAAATTCACCATAGTATTGTGGAGATAATCTACCCCATGCTTCATAAACATCATATACTCCAGTATTAGGAGCTGATTTAGTTTGACCTCTAATATTATCATACAATTCAGGATAAGTCTCAATTACATTAGCAAAATGAGTTTCATATGAGAATCTTAAATATGGAATATCAGCCTGTTTCATTGCATAACATGGAATTTTTACATATAAGCCACCATATACTTCCATACATTGACGGCTCTTTGGCTTAGTAGTAACTCCTACAAGACGTGTAATAACTACAGTTTCTTTTTCTAAATTTGGGTCAAGCCATGCACCACAAGCAGGACAAATAATCTCATCTTCATTTAAGACTATATTCTGTAAATCAATATCAGAATCATCTGGCATGTACTCATCTAGTATCTGATTTGTGAAATCTTGGTCTGCTGGCTGCTGTGGAATAATCTGTTGTTGCTGTTGCTCAGGATTTAGTTGCCCTTGTCCTCCTAGTGGAATTTCTTGAGCCTGAAACATTTGCTGCTGTTCTTGGTTAATTAATGATTGCTGTCTTGCTTGTTCAATTAGTTGGTCTTCAATTCTATCACCACATTCTGGACAGAGATATGTTTCTTCTGATTCTTCCTTATACTCTTTCTTTTCATAAGTTCCATACTTCTCATCAGACTTAGGATACGAATAACAAGCTACCATTCCTTCTGTGCAGAAGATATAAAGAGCATGAAGCCATAGTAAAGTTACATCATTATGCTTTGAAATTAACTCTGCAATTCTATCTCCAGCTTTAGCAGTTTGAATGTCAAGAGGCTCATCTGCATCATCTGGAGAACATTTAATTGCTGGAACGCTAACTGATAATGCTGCAATGATTGATTCCAGATATGCTCTGAATACATTGACATTCTTATCATAGTAGGCTGATTCATCATCAGTATTATTTCCATCGTTTTGCCAGATGCGCCAATCATGAGCAACCTCACTATACCAAATGTTACTAATATTATTCCAATATAGCTTAATCTGCCTCCATACCCTTATCTGTCTCTCACGAACGGACTTGTCCTCATTATCGAAGTGGTCAGCAACTTGTTTTAGAAGATTCTGAATATCTTCAGAGACTTCTTTATTTTTTGGCATTAAGTTCAATCGAGCTAATTACTACAGCTTCTTTCCAACCTAAATCTCTAGCTTTTTTAAGGGCAACTCCAACAGATTCACCAATTTCTTTGGCACCAACTAATATCTTATTAGTTCTATTCTCATAATTTGTACTATGTTTTATAGTTATTTTGTAAATCATTTCTTGGCAAACTTCTTTCTCTGTTCTTTACTGGTTTTATGAATCATTTCACGAGTTACCTCAGATGATGGTCCAGCACCTTTTCTAGCTTTCTCAGGATTATGAGCCATTAACTGCATAAAATTATACTGTTTTTTACTCTTAACTGGCATTGTTATCTCCTATTACCTACACTTGGAAACATTATCTGTGCAAGCAATTTAGCCATCATTTCAGGAGATGGAGAAATCATTTGATTTGGTAATCTCAATCTATTAATATCTTCTTCCTGCGTTGGCATCTGTTGCTGTTGAGGCATAGGCGGCCTTGCAATATTACCCAATACAGGCTGTTGTGATTGGTCAAAGATTGTATTAGTAGGCTTAAGCGTAGGTGTAGGTGTAGGTGGCATAACCATTTGCCCTGTAGGTGATACTGTTCCACCTCTGACTCCCTGCTGCATTCTAGGATTCATCATTGACATATTAAACATTCTATTCATTGCAGAATCAGAAGGTGATGTCATCCTATTAGCCAATTTCTAACTCCTTCTCTAATTCTTCTACACTCTGAGACTGCGGAATTGAAATTGTAGTTTTAATAGAAGCATCCTTTGGAACTTCTGCAATTTCTTTCTGTTTAGCAGCTATCAATGCAGCTTCTCTTCTATCTTCGGCCTCTAGCATCTGCCTGCGAACATTAAAAGGAATATGTCTTCCTCTAATTGCTTCTGGATTAACAGGATTAGTTGTAGTTTCAACTTTTGGTTGAGGAATAATAGCGGCAAGCAATAATCGTTTCTCACTATTAGAAACTTCAAGCTGAACTTTCAGTATCTCACAAGTTTTACAAATAGAAGAATCTTCTTTTTCATCTCGACACTGTTCACAGTGGGGATTTAGTAATTGATGAATCCACTTAAGCATGGATTTACCCATCCTAGACTTATTACATCTGCAATAACCCTATAAGATTGTTCTAGCTTTACAAAGTGTTGCATACACAACCATTGTTTTTTGTCATTAGGAAAACAAAAGCAACCTTCATCTAGCTCTACTAATAATACTGCATTATGACAACCAAACCTACACTTTGGTAATTTATTAGCCAGCATGAGAATGAAATCTCTTAACTGGTTGAACACCAGAGCCAGATTCCACTACTCTCATGTTACGATAAAAAGCTGTCCAGTCTCCAGTATTTTGCAAATGTTGAACTAATATTTCTTGTTTTTGAATTCTTTCAAATTCTTCTTTAGATTCATCAAAGAATGCTTCAGCAGCATCTACAATGTAACGAAGACCATCAATAGGGTCATCACCTTCAAATTCGGCAATGTCTTCAGCCGGTTTATTATCTTTAGGTTTATCATAAGAGCAAGCTTTGATTGCTTCAATTAGAACTGGATTGTCATTAGTAATTTGTAATTTAGGAATATTATCTTCAGGCTCTGGTGGCATGAATGAAGTAAGATATTTTTTATACTCTTCAATTCCTCTATTACGCATTAACCACATTGAATATTCTTCATTATAAACTAATGCTTCTTTAGGAACAATGTGCTTTGGCCTCCACCTCATATATTCATGAATCAACATTTTACCAGCAACTCGGCTGCCAGAAGTATTATTAGTCAACTGAACACTTCTACCTAATGCAGAACTTATTTGCTGTTGGATTGTATGTTCTTGTCCTCTATCTTGCCCTGCACTTTTGCAGAATTTGACAACGCGAGGATTTTCTTTATCCAAGTAATCTTTAACATAAGGTGCCCATTCCTCAATTCTAGTCTTAATCCAGTGAAGTTCTCTGTAAATGTAAAGACGTTTATTAGGAGAAATAGCAGCAAAACCAATCCAGGTCATTGCTCTAAATCCCCAATCACCAATCAACAATCGTGGCCACCAAGCCGGTATTTCAACTGGTTCTATTACATGCAGTGCATTATCTGGCTCATCAGGATAACGCTTATCTCTAAACTCATCAAATACCTGTCCTAAATATGCATTCCAATCTCCATATTTCTTTGCCTTCTTTTCTGCTTCAGGCAAACCTTCAAGAGATTGTGCATACTTAGGGTCTCCATATTGTTCATTATCAACTAATGTAGCATGAATATAAATTCGTTTATTTCCACCTTTCCCAACGAGAACCTTACCACCAGAGGGATATGGTTTAACAAATCTTTTGTTAACAAATGTGTGACCAATACCTCCAGGCATTGCAGCCGCTCTGATAACGGCTGGTAAATCTGAATTCTTTGGTGCTCTAACTCGTTCAAATCCTATATATAAGTAAATCCACTCTGTCATTGATGTTAATTCATCTGGAGTGAATAAGTTAATTTCCATAGTATCATACTTATGAACATCATCTTCAGTTTCACAATGTCCTAAGAATATCATTGCTCCATCATTGGTCATTCCTGTACCACCATACTGGTCTTCTCTAGGGAATGTCCAACACATGTCTGTCTTATTAAATGTAGCTCCGAACTTATTATAAAACTCCCTACTTCGTGGTATAATCTCATTGCGTAGTTCAGGAAATGTTCTACGCATGAATACTTGCTTGAACCTAGGATTCTTATACCATTGTCTTACTAATGGATAAATAAGGAGAACCTCAGACTTTCCACTCTGAGCACCTCCACCTAGCAAAGCTTCTTTAATAGTAATTGGCAAAGCAAGAAATATCTCTTGCTTAGGATTTGCTCGCCAATTTCCTTCTTTATCGAATGGCACAATTTTTACTATGGAACAGTAATAGTAATTGTAATCTTGATGTTCAAATTACCAGGAACTTTGGGAAAGTTAGCTGGATTCACACCAGTTAGAATAGACTCTGAAGTTAGGCCATTAAGAGTAGCAGCTACTCTAAGTATATGATTACCTGCTGCCAATGCAGGAATTACAACAGAACAAGATGTATCAGTAGTAAGCTTTTCTATACATGAGCCAGATGGAATAGTCACATTACTATTATCCACCTCTAGAGTCTGAGTGTATGTTGCTACAACAGTTGGAGTAGCACCAATGTATTCCCACCTAACTGTATTTGTTGCCTGGGCAAATACAATAATTGGTGTAAGAATGATTGTAAGAGTAAATAGGAATCTTTTCACATTTACCGTCCTGAATCCTAAACTTTTCTACCGAGTAATACTATTTGTATCATCCACATAAGCCAATCACAATTACAACTCCATTTGAACCATTACCACCAGCTCCAGAATCTCCTACATCATTTACAGATGCTCCCCCACCTCCACCACCCACACCATATTTACCACCATTACCGCCACGACCTGAATTTCCAGTTATACTAGCTGCGCCTCCACCTCCGCCTCCGCCATGAATAGGAGAATCTAACACCGAATTAGAACCATCATTACCATTCTGACCAGCACCAACTATTCCACCAGGACCTCCAATACTAGAATTAATAGTAAGACCAGCAGTACCATTAGCTGCTACATTGCTAGTATTAATACCACCACCATTACCAGCACCAGCGAAGATAGAAGCAACCCCACCACTACCCCCTGCTCCACCTGCACCAGTAATCCACACTCCAAATCTGCTATTCCCTCCAGATACCCCAGGAATGCCATTTGTACTATTTGATGATTGTGAGGCACCTCCAGAGCCTCCCAATCCAATGGTAACTTCTTCTATGGCACCTAAAATATCTGCTGGCAGTATCCCAAAGAAAAATGTTAATGTAGCAGATGATGGATGACTTCCTATAATTCCAGAATTTCCACCACCACGATTAGAACCAGCTACACCTTTTCTTCCAGAACCACCACCGCCACCTCCACCTATACAAAAAACATAAACAGCCCTACAATTAATCGGCTTGCTCCATAAACCATCAATAGCAAATATATCAACAGTAACACCATGGGGGACAAATATATTATCTTGCATCATGTTGCTTTAAGAAAGATATTCAATGTTGCAAGATTAGTACAGCGAATAAATCCACCTGCTAACTCAGCTTGCCCATTCACTAATGGCATTACAACATTAGCAGTAAATGCTTCAGTTGTTGACTGTTGAAGTGTTGGAGCCGTTCCATCAGTAAACAACAAACATCGTTTCACTGGTAAGGCATATGCTACATTCTGAGTTAGTACATAGAATCCGCTAGCTGATAATCCTTCGGCCACTTATATTCTCCTTACTAAGTAATTGTAATCGTAGCTACACCAGCCGTAATTACGTAAGTAACTGTAGCTGTAATAGCATAATCAAAATCAAGAACCCTCTCTGGTGAACCACCATATCTGAGACTAATAACATTTCTATCAATATCAAATGTAATGCTTTTAACACCAGGAAATGAGCCTGCTGTTATTTGCTGATTTGGACCAGTCTTTCCTGTGAGTGTTAAGTTAGCTGAAGACATTTCATTCTACTCCTTTGGGAACACCTTAGACCAAAACTCTCTCCAAGCTTTGATGTCTTCCACATACATCTTCCAGAGTTCAGCTTTAACTTCTGGAGGTTGACCCTTGATTGCTTCTAACACTATTTGCAAAACTAATTCAATGATTGCTGTTGGCATTCTTTCTATCTTCTTCAGACCAAACTTTCCTTGGCTTCTCTATCATATATCCACTAATAGCCGTAGCAATAATAAATATAATAGTTACATAATGACGCCAAGGTTCATCTAGCAATTCAGCCTGTCCTACTAATGCTCCAGATACTGAAGCAATTAGTCCAACGTGCCACATTAGTTTACTCATGCCGGGTAATACCAAAGATGTAATTCTGGAGAGCCTTTAAAGTTAAATGCAGGCTTCGCATCTAGACTTTCACTACTAAATATAATATCATAGACACCGGCAAAAGTTCCATCATCTGCATCTTCAAGTAACATAATAGCATCTACAGCATGAACCTTACCACCAGGAACGTAAGGTTCTTCAGGATAATGATTTTGTGGTGGAATCTTCCTAATATGACCCCACATACCAGAATGTATTACATGTAATGACATACAACATGATTCAGTGAACTTACCACATCCATCTTTAGTGGCAAGATTATATAGTCCAGTATTATATACTGATTTAATAATATCTAAAGGATTACTATTTGGTGGAAGTGGAGGAATTGGTGGAGGAAGTGGAGGAACTAGAGGAATTTCAGGACAAACTTTTTCATCCTGCATTTGAAAGTCATC